TGCAAGACAATGTGTACCTCTCGTGCTACAATTCAACAAGAACTACGTTGTGTATCCCTATGAATGAAGATTGGAGATACAGTCCTGAGCGTCTCGATGAGAGGCGCTTTTGTTTGGCTGCACTTATCCTACACAAGGTCCCTATTGATAGGAAGGCATATGAATTTTGTCATGACTTCACCTCTCAGGGCATGTGTCGTGGTATCCTAGAAGAGTACCGTGGCAATGCCGCTGACCCTGCTGCCTTCAAGGCAGTGTACGAGACCTTCCTCTCGTGGTTGCACGAGACAGACCAGGAGGGTCCAGATTACGAACTGGTTCCCCTCGAAGGGGTTGACAAAGTTGGGTAATCCGTATATTATAAATAGGTCAACGGGTTACGAAATGTTACATTTCATAACATCGTGTAACACTCCTGCCGCTTGACCGAGACTAGGCAGGATTACCAATCCGTCTCTCATATCCTTGCCTGAGGGTAGCAAGGAAATAGTAACTCCACCATTCCCCTGATGGTCTTACTTCTAGTTCACTTACAATGGCTCAATCTACTCTTTCACAACAACAAAATATCTCATCCTGGGAACAGTTCTGCTCCTGGGTTACTAGCACCAACAACCGTCTGTATGTTGGTTGGTTCGGCGTTCTGATGATCCCGACGCTGCTCGCTGCTGCTATCTGTTTCATCGTTGCCTTCGTCGCTGCTCCCCCTGTGGACATCGACGGCATCCGCGAACCCGTCGCTGGTTCGCTCATGTACGGTAACAACATCATCTCTGGTGCTGTTGTGCCTTCCTCTAACGCTATCGGTCTTCACTTCTACCCCATCTGGGAAGCAGCATCTCTTGATGAATGGCTCTACAACGGTGGTCCTTTCCAACTCGTTGTCTTCCACTTCCTGATCGGCATCTATGCCTACATGGGTCGTGAATGGGAACTCTCCTATCGTCTTGGTATGCGTCCTTGGATCTGCGTTGCTTACAGTGCTCCTGTTGCTGCTGCTAGCGCCGTGTTCCTCGTCTATCCTTTCGGTCAAGGTTCTTTCTCCGATGCTATGCCTCTTGGTATCTCTGGTACTTTTAACTACATGCTTGTCTTCCAAGCAGAACACAATATCCTTATGCACCCGTTCCACATGCTCGGTGTTGCTGGGGTATTCGGTGGATCTCTTTTCTCTGCTATGCACGGAAGTCTGGTTACTTCTTCGCTGGTTCGTGAAACCACCGAGAACGAGTCCCAGAACTATGGTTACAAGTTTGGTCAAGAAGAGGAAACCTACAACATCGTTGCCGCTCACGGTTACTTCGGTCGTCTGATCTTCCAATACGCTTCGTTCAACAACTCCCGCTCCCTGCACTTCTTCCTTGCTGCATGGCCCGTTGTTGGCATCTGGTTCACCGCTCTTGGTGTTTCCACGATGGCGTTCAACCTGAACGGTTTCAACTTCAACCAGTCCATCATGGACAACCAAGGTCACGTCCTGAACACCTGGGCAGACGTTCTCAACCGTGCTGGTCTGGGTATGGAAGTTATGCATGAGCGTAACGCCCACAACTTCCCTCTCGACCTCGCTGCTGCTGAGTCCACTCCTGTGGCACTGACTGCACCTGCAATCGGTTGATACTCGGAATCTTAATAACTGACGTTTATTAAGAAAACAACTAAGGGACCTTCGGGTCCCTTTCTTTTTCTCTCACAATGTAAAGTTTTATTATGCCTGACCTCATTGAATTGCTCACTTACTATGTGATCGTTGCTCTTCTCTTTGTTGGAGCACCAGCAGTATTCCTGACGATCGTCTTTATGCCTGCACTGATGAACACCAAAGGTGCTGTGGTTGGGTATAAACTTCACCGAGACTATGGTGATTCGTCCATTTACTCTAAGGTAAAATGATATCGAAAGATACACCATCAAAACTTGCCGAGATCATTCGCGATACTTGGCCTCAACTATTCTACTTACGAAAGGAAAACAAAAATGGTAGCAAGCACACTAAGTCCTCCGACAAGGGGGTGGTTTGATGTCCTTGATGACTGGCTTAAACGTGATCGGTTTGTATTTGTGGGCTGGTCTGGACTTCTTCTTTTTCCCACTGCTTATCTTGCAATTGGTGGCTGGCTTACGGGCACGACATTTGTTACAAGTTGGTACACCCACGGACTTGCAAGTTCGTACCTTGAAGGTGCTAATTTCCTTACAGCGGCTGTGTCAACGCCTGCTGATGCTATGGGTCATTCTCTTCTTCTACTTTGGGGTCCTGAGTCTCAGGGGGATTTCCAACGCTGGTTACAACTTGGGGGACTCTGGAATTTTGTGGCGCTCCACGGAGCCTTTGCTCTCATAGGTTTCATGCTTCGGCAGTTTGAAATCAGTCGTCTCGTCGGTATCCGTCCTTACAATGCAATTGCTTTCTCTGGTCCTATCGCTGTCTTTGTCAGCGTGTTCCTCATCTATCCTCTTGGGCAGTCAAGTTGGTTCTTTGCACCTTCCTTTGGAGTTGCAGCGATCTTCCGCTTCCTGCTCTTCCTGCAAGGGTTCCACAACTGGACCCTGAACCCCTTCCACATGATGGGTGTAGCAGGTATCCTGGGTGGTGCATTGCTTTCTGCAATCCATGGTGTTACAGTAGAGAACACTCTGTATGAAGATGGTGAACAAGCAAACACCTTTAAGGCATTTGATACGACTCAGGAGGAAGAGACATATTCTATGGTCACGGCTAACCGTTTCTGGTCGCAGATTTTTGGCATCGCATTCAGCAATAAACGTTGGTTGCATTTCTTTATGCTTTTTGTTCCTGTCATGGGTCTTTGGGTCAGTAGTCTGGGGATTATTGGTCTTGCTCTTAATCTTAGGGCTTATGATTTTGTGAGTCAGGAGGTCAGAGCAGCAGAAGATCCTGAGTTCGAGACGTTCTACACCAAGAACATTCTTCTCAACGAAGGTCTTCGTGCTTGGATGGCACCAGTTGACCAACCACACGAAAATTTTGTATTTCCAGAGGAAGTCTTGCCTAGGGGCAACGCTCTGTGATATACTTAGAGGGTCTATCGACCCTCTTTTTTATGTTCAAGTATATTCTGTCGGGTCTCTTGTTGGCGGCACCTGCAATGGCAGAACCAACGAAGGGATACTTTACAGCAGACGCTATGGGTTGTATGCTCCTTCGCGAGTGTACTGATGGTGTAGATGAAGTGTTTACTGTGTTAGACATTAGTTCTAACTACGAGAACATGGAAGACTTCACATCAATAGCATTAGAATTCAATAACCTATTAAGGACTCTCGATGAAATTGGTGTGAAAGTTTATCTTGCAGACCAGAAATACTTCCCAGTTGGTCATCGTGGTGTCTACCATACTGTTAGCAACAACTTCTATCTAAATAAAGCATTCATGCATCGCCCACATGTGCTCATGAGTGTTATGAGGCATGAAGGATGGCACGCTGCACAAGACTGTATGGCAGGTTCTATCAAGAACTCTATGATTGCCATCATCAAACCAGAGGAAGATGTTCCACCTATGTGGAGAGAGATGGTAGAGCGCACCTACCCCTCCTCAGCGGTCCCTTGGGAGGCGGAAGCAACCTGGGCAGGAAAGACTGAGGGAATGACCCAGAGGGCGCTTGAAGCGTGTGCTAGGGGCAAGATGTGGGAAGTGTATCCTCCAACTCCATTAACAAGGCAGTGGTTGGAGGAGAATAAATATATCGTTAAGTAAATCACGATATGGTTGCGGGTAATCCTTGTTATTCTGGTGATATCCCACTGCTCCCGAGCAGTACAACCAGTGCTGCAAATAATTACCCGATCGCTAGGAGAGGGGAACCTGCTCCTGTCCCTGTACCCGCTGCTGGTGATCAAGTTCGCCTGACAGTGGGTAATTGTTATGAGGTTGGTGCAGTTGCAAATCCTATACAACCACAGAGTCCTGACTCTCCTGCTGTCACCAACCTCAGACCAGTCAATCCAGAACCGCCGACACAGTTTGTGCCCACTGGTTCTGATCTGGTCCGTGCTGTCGTATCAAACTGCTATGCAGGTGAGATTCCTCTGAGACCTGACCCTGGTCCTTACTATCCCACCCCTGCAAAAGAAATTACACTGGCACCCGTGCCGCCTAATGGAAGCGATATTATTAGGCAACTGGTGCAAAATTGTTATGGTCCTTTAATACCTAACATTCCTAGTCCGAACGAAAACATATATCCCAGACCTAGACTTCCCGATGATGATGACATTACTGATCCTGTTGCAGGTGAGGTCATCAGGAACATTGTGCAGAGATGTTATCCTGCAATTCCTGCTCCCCCTATCATTGCAGTAGAAGAAGATGATGAACCAACCGTAACTCCTGTATTCCCAGAGTGTCCTTGGTGTTGGTTGTGTGAATACTTCCCTAGTCTTCCTCTGTGTGACGAGCAACCTAGACCAACTATTCCAGATCCAGATATTGATCCCAGTGTTCCTGATGGTGGTGATTGTGCCACTGTGCATGAGTTCAAACTTCAAGGCATCATCAAACGATACAATTATCCTAGGCAGAAAGATAAGTGGATCGTTACCAGCGGTGCAAGAACGGGTGAGATTCTAACTTGTAACTATCGTGACGATGATCCAGATCCTGGTTGGGATACGTGTGTGCAAGAGGCACTTGATTGTATCTTCAAACCATACACAACTGGTACTTGGAGAACTCCACCAGCAGACTGTGACAACTTCTATTTCAGAGGACAGAACAGCACAACTAGAAAGATTTGTGTTGCCAACTGCTTCCCAGAACGTCAACCTATCTACGAATATATCAAGGGAGATCCTGGTACTAATATCCAACTAACACCTATCAGTTCTGGTAAAAAAGGTGGTACACAAGGTTCATTTGCTAAGCACAACCTTCGTGTTGTGACCACAGACTCTTCTGGTAACTTCAACGGTAGAAAAGTGTTCGTTGAGGCAGGTAACTTATTCTTCAATAGTGCAGGCACTCAAACATATAACGTGAGTGTTGGTGGTGCCACGGTTACTTTCAACGTAACAGCAATCAATGATAATGGTGAGTTTGATACTGAGTGGTGGATCTCTGGTTTCACTGGAAGTCTACCTACTGCTGGTACAGTTGTTGACTATTCATTCAACGCTGGTAAAAGAACTTGTGATGTGAGACTTGAAGTTATTGAGGGTTCATCTGCTGGACAGGACCATCGTTATGGTCTGACACCCACACCAGACAAACCTGGATATGTCCTGAATGGATCTGACCCTGTGTTCTATCTTCTCAAAGAGAGTGTAGAGGGTGCTGTACCTATTTTCAGGTTCTACTCTGACACTGTGTCGGACACCATGCTAACTGCTAACCCAGGGCAACCTGATGGTCCTGGTGCAGGTGAACGTGCCTTCCTGGACCGTGGAGGGTACACTGAGGGCATTTTCCTGGGGTATGGGTTTAGAACCAAAGACAAGGCAACGGGGTGGCTTGCTGAGGGTGAGCGCATTCAAGAACTCTATCGGTACTATAACGATGGTGTTAGTACCGTCACGGGTTCATTTAATAGCAGTAATAACATTGTTGTTGGTGGTGGTGGTTCAGGTGATCTTAAAATCTATGTTGAATGGGATGATGATCCTGGCAATGCTGGGGTTTCATTTAATACCATCACCATTGGTGGTAAGACTGTCACTCGTAAAGGTGAGAAAGGATCTAAATCTTTTAGCATCCCTGTAACCAGTGGCCAGACTTACCCAGTAACTATCACTGGATACCAGGGCAGTACGCGAAAGGATAACAACAAAGCGTTGTGTCTGCGCGATGGTGATGGATCTGATTGTAATGCGATGATTCGTATCGGTGGTTCTCGTTCAACTATTTCGCAAAACGATGACCACATGTATTCGCTAGTCAAGATGGCGAACACTGACACACCTCCAAACTACGATTCGAGCAGACTAAGTTATAGGATTCCTTCTGATCCTAAGGTTCCTTTCACCATCACATATAACATTAAGGAAGGTACTGCTGCATACCACAACTCGTGGGGTGTTTGTATTACTAATAAAGATGGTGATGATATCTATTGGGCAAGAGTCATTGTTGCCGATGCTAATAGAGACATCGAGTCTACTCAGTACACAATCCCTCTGTCCACCTTGAAAGCATACAAGGGTAAAGATCTTGTATTCTTCATGATTCCTAATGGTAACTCTGGTGGTCTGAGTGATGGTCAGAGTATTTCGTTTAGTCGCCAGGCACCTGGATGGAAGCACTCATCATCTGTTGAGAGTAATTGGGTGTTCTTCTCCAACCATCGGATGAACCCCAATCGAGATTCAAAAGTTGTCTTCCATGGTAATGACTGGCAGTGGTGGGAGGATCTTCTCGATGGTGATGATGACTTTGATGACTTCAAGATTCGTTATGAAATTGGTACTCCTGGTTCTGAATGGGAGTATGAAGGAATCGAATGTTATGTCTACGATAGAGACAGACCTGAACCTATCATGATTGATATCATGGTTAGGGAGGGGTGTAATGAAAATATCTTTGATGATGTTTTCACTAATGCTATGTTGTTCCGAGCAGAATGTGGTCCCAAGACACCAGCAAGTAGCACAAACCAGCACAACATATCTGAAAGTGGTAAGTGTCATGGCGAATACACCAACTCAATCAATACTGTTCAGACGATCACAGCACAGAGGAGTGCTCAATTAAGTCTGAAAGCATTTGGCGCTATCATTCGTTCTCCTGAGTCTGAGAAGATCAAGTTTACTTTTAGATTGAAGAAGAATGGAAGTGTAGTTTTTGAAGGCATCTACTCAGTAAAGAACTGGCCGTTCATCGGACATAACTTTGCAGACTTTACTGTTGCTAAGGGTGATACAGTTACCTTTGAACTGGCGAACATCCGCAGAGGTCCGCTGACTGGTATGGCATCGATGGGTCTTGCTTTGTTTGATCGTGCTGCTCAGGTCTTTGAGAAACCATGGAACTTTGATGTTGGCACCACACCCAACGTTGGTGAGGCACAAGGTCGTACAGAGGTTGCTTCTGCTAATCCTAGAATCAATGGACAGACTGGTGCAAACATCACTTCTGGTGGTCGCATCAAGAAAGTCTCCATTCAACTGTGGGACTATCGACAGAACGAATGGACAGATAAGATCAGTGTTTGGGATGAGGGTCAGTTGGATACCAATGGATCTAATGGTCAGGCAGCAATATGGAATAGTGTTTACTATGCTGGTGACGAGTGGAACTCTTTTGCACCCAGTCATGGATTCTATGAGGACTCTGGTAACCGCAGAGGTCACGTTCTAAGCACTCAGATAGACTCCACAGGACCATCTTCTGCTTCTCCTAGTGTCAGAAGTGGTAGAGGTATCTATTACAACTCACTGTTTGAGCATGGTCGTGGTCTCATTTGTAAACCATCAGCAGGGAATCAATACTCTCAACTGAGAGACTATGTACACATGTCAAACTCTCAGGGATTCAACGCATGGTTTGCACAGTTCAGATCTTCTAGTGCCCTGAACACATACAACACCATCCAGTCCTTCGATTCCTACTACGCTACTGGTATAAATTCTGGTGGTGGATATCCTAAGGGATCTGCCGTGACATCTGGTGGACAATATAGTAAAATGTCCTTCATGCATGACTATATTCTTGGTGAGTATGGCAACAAGAAGAAATCGAATGCCGTAACAGGTAAACTTCGCATGGCATTCTGGCCATACACTGTCAAAGATTCATCAAGATCAAGCAACCCCAGATCTGGTAACAGTATCTACTGGGGATGTGCAATCGAACTCTTCGATGTTCTTGATGAAGGTTATGCATACTCCAAAGGTCAGTCCTTCGATCTTGAATGGCCACCTAGACAACCCAGGAAAGGGACGTATGAAGATGCTAACAGCAATCCCAGCACACCACACTACCCCAGAGATGCTAACTCTGGTGTAAATCTTCCTACGAGAATTCGTACAAAGACTGTGGGTGAGGATGCTGAGGACAGATTCAACAACTCTTTCCAACCTAAGGAAGCGATATACCAAGAGTCACACAACAGAGATTCTAATGTGTGGTATATTTGTCAATCAGATCGTGCCTTAGATCGCATCAAATTTAGAGTAACAATTGAGGAAGTTTATTAATGGGTAAAGGTTTTGGTGGTTCTCCTGGTGAAGAGAGGACCAACCGCCGTCTCGCTGACGGTGTGAGAAAACTCAGTGGTCTTGCAAAGATCCTTCGTAAGTATCCTGACGATCCTAAGGGTCGTAAGAAGATGCTGAAAGCATGGAAGAGATACTACAACGGAACTATGGGTGAGATTGAACGTCTCGATAACCCCGACATCGATAATCTCCAAGCAGCAGTTGAAGAACTGGAAACTGTGAACCCCGAGATGCCCACTGAACCTATCGAGATTGATCAGGAACCTACACCTGAACAGGTTGAAGCAATTAGAGACGCCATTGGTAAATGACATTTACATTATTGAAAACTCCTGACTCTCTGAACTATCGAGAGATCAAGAGACTGATTGTTGGACCTGACTTCCCTTGGTACTGGACTGACTTCACTGTGATGAATGCACAGCAGAGTGAGTTCAATACCGAGGGGTTTTATAGTCACGTCCTAGTGGGTCGTCCTAGATTTGGTAACATTGAAGGGCAACTGTTTCCTACCATGGGATCTCAGTGGACTCCTAGGATTGTTCCTATGATAGAAGAGATCTTTGCAGTCAATCAGGTCCCCGTTAACTGTGTGTATCGGATCAATGCCAACTGTGTCCACCCTGGGGAGCAACTCATGACCCCTCCTCACCTGGACCACCAGTTCCCTCACAAGAATATGCTGGTGTACTTGACAGACGCAGGGGGACCTACTATACTTACAGACGAGTCATTCCAAGAGACTGACTCCTTCCACCCAGAAGAGGATGACATCGTTGTCTTTGAAGGGTGGCATGGTATGATACCTCCGACCGAGAAGCGTCGAATTGTATTGGTTGTTACGTTTTCATAACACAACTGTCACACGCTTGACAATTTCTCGGTCTTTGGTATTATAAATAAGTGACCGTTGCTTAACGGTTTGTAACAAAGTGACCCCTCAACTACTCGGTGATCTTGTGCTACACTACACAGGCGATCGGTACAACCCGATCCATCATCTGCGGGTAACCACTCCGCAAGTAAATCTACGAGGAAATTAAAATGATTAAATCTGTTCTCGCAGCCGCTGCTGCTGCCCCCCTGTTCGCTGGCGCTGCTTTTGCAGGTCCCTATGTGAACGTGGAAGCGAACTCTGGTTTCTCTGGCAACGATTACTCTGGCACGACTACCGACCTGCACGTTGGTTACGAAGGTGCTCTGGGTGAGAGCGCTGGTTGGTATGTCCAAGGCGGTCCTAGCCTGGTCAGCCCCGATGGCGGCACCACCACCACTGAGTTCAGTGGCAAGGGCGGTCTGAGCGTCGCTGCTACCGAGCGTCTCTCCCTGTACGGCGAAGTTTCGTTCGCTACCGTTGACGGCGCTGACACTGGTTACGGCACCAAGGCAGGCGTGAAGTTCGCCTTCTGATTAGACGACTGATAATATATACAGGGGAGCATCGCTCCCCTTTTTTATTCTCTATTTCATTAAGACATGGCAAAGACTCCTGGTGGCACCGTAATCTACACACGTCCTGGTTGCCCATACTGTACAAAAATCAAAGAGGTTTACAGAATGAGAGGATGGCAGTATATTGAGTACGTCCTCGACCAACAATTCACTCGTGATCAATTCAAGCGTGAGTTTGGACAAGCAGCAACCTTTCCCCAGGTTCTGATCGACGGACAACGGACTGGTGGTTGCACTGAGTCCATTAAATATCTGAGAGAGAACAAGTATTTGTGATGAGTGCAATTAACGAAGCAGAACTCTACGAATTGATTGACAAGTCAATTGATCTTGCCATGACCGAGCAGAAATTTCTCTTCAAATTATATCCATACTTAAAAACAAATAAGTGGACACGTCGTCAGGTCAATGAGTTCATTGAATCTACGTCTGCTGCACAACTGAACGAGGTAATCCTTGATCTGGAAGGTTACATCAAGGGAGGTGACAAGACTCTCCGTGAGGCATATGGTTACATCCCCAAACCAAAAGCACGAAAGATCAAAGAATACCTCTACGGTATACTTGAAGACGCATGGAAATACCATGCCGAGCGCAAACCAGGACGCAAACCTGGCACTAAATTGTCAAGAAACCACAATAAATAGTTAAGGATTAACATAGGAGGAACACCATGGCAGATGCTTCATTTCTTTACATCGCCTTCTTCCTCACGATTGGAAGTTTCGTTCTGGGATTCATTGCTTCCTGGAACTTGAAGCATGTCTTCGACATTTGGGTAGACCGTGCAGATTATGCAAGGGTCGTCATGCATCCAGAGATGTACGATGAGAACGGAGAACTCACTGATCAACCCCTCATCTACTTGCACATCGATGAGGAAGATGATATGATGTATGACGAAGACGATTGAGGTCTAATGATTCTTGTTGATATGAATCAGGTTTGCATCAGCAACCTGATGGTTTCCTTGACGAGTACATCTACAACTATCAGCGAAGGACTGGTCCGCCATATGGTACTGAACTCTCTGCGTTTTTATCGCAGTAAGTTTGGTAAGGAATATGGTGAACTGGTCCTTTGTTATGACAGTAAGAATTACTGGCGTCGTAAAGAATTCCCTTACTACAAGGGCACCCGTAAGAGGGATCGTGAGAAGTCTAAACTTGACTGGAATGAGATCTTTGAAGTTCTGAATCACATTCGTGATGAGATCAGAGAGTATCTTCCCTACAAAGTCATTGATGTTGATGGTGCAGAAGCAGATGATGTCATTGCATCTCTGGTCAAAGATCAAGCATACCGAAACATCAGGTTGCAAAACAACATGCAACCCCCACAGAAAGTTCTAATCTTATCTGGCGATAAGGACTTCCAACAACTGCAAAAGTATAAGTTTGTATCACAGTACAACCCAATCCAGAAGAAGTTTGTACAATGTGAAGACCCAAAGCAGTATCTGTTGGAGCACATCATTAAGGGCGACCGAGGTGATGGCATCCCCAACTATCTGTCTGATGATGACACGTTTGTGGCGGAGAAAAGGCAACGTCCTATCTCCAAACTCAAACTTGCTCGCTGGGTTGATCAATCTCCCGAAGACTTCTGTGACAACGAGACCCTGGTCAACTATGAACGCAATAGGAAACTAATTGATTTCGATTGCATTCCTGATGCCGTGTATACGGACATCATAAATATCTTTGAATCTTCTGAACCCCCTGCTAGGGGTCAACTCTACGTCTATTTTGCTCGTCATGAGTTGAATGAGATGCTCGACAACATTACTGATTTTTGAAATGAAATTGTTAATCTCCGAAATCCTACAAAAGGCACACAACGCAAAGACCAAAGCAGAAAAGATCAAGATCCTCCAAGATCATCAGAGTGCAGCCTTGAAGTCTGTGCTTATCATCAACTACGATGAGAGTATTATCTCCATGCTTCCTGAGGGTACTCCTCCGTTCACTCCTAATGAGGCACCTGCTGGCACTGAGCACACCAAACTGGAACACGAAGCACGAATCCTTCACCACTTCTTTAAGGGTGGATCTAACATCAGTGGCATGAAGCGTGAGCAGATGTTCATTCAACTCCTGGAAGGTCTGCATCCTGATGAGGCAGAAGTCATCATCAAGGCGAAGGATAAGGAACTGGGTAAGCGTTACAAGGTCACTAAGGCATGTGTTGCTGAGGCGTTCCCAAGCATCCAGTGGGGCGGTCGGTCTTGAAGATTAATATAATCTACAAAGATTGCGACCCATCCTTAGGTCAAGATAGATCTCTTCCTTACACAGCGTATTTAATTGAATACCTGCAAGATGGTATCACCAAGTTCGATGTTGCTGTTGCTCCCAAGCGAGTTGACATCTTCGATCATTATTGGGACCACTATCGTCATGATTTAATTAACATGACGCAGACAGAGGGAAGAGTAAACCCTAAACTGTGGGGTAACAAAGGTCCTGATAAGAAAAAGAAATGAGCAACTCAGTTTACACAGTCAAATTAAATAAACCTGAGAACGAAGACGAAGATCCTAGCAGTGAAGCGAAACAGATGGCAGTGAATGCTACCATCGGTCTTCTCGGACTGATCTTTGCTCCCTTCGTTGTGTGGGCAGCATGGAATGTATGTATGCCTACACTCTTTGGACTTCCTGTGATAGGATACGTTCAGTCAGTAGGTCTCTACATTCTGTCCCGTGTGTTATTGAAATGAATCAAAAAGTATGTCTTGTATCTGTAACTCCTGATGCAGAAAAAACTATGGGGTATGTTGCTCGTGTAAGCAATCCCAACAATCAGGACAACCCTAAGGTTGCTGGTCTCCTTGGTTATTGTATCAAGCATGGACACTGGTCTGTGTTTGAGCAAGCACATATGACCCTGGAAATTAACACCACTCGTGGACTGGCAGCTCAAATTTTGCGTCACCGTTCGTTCACATATCAAGAGTTTTCTCAGCGGTATGCTGACAGTTCTATGTTGGGAGATGAGATCCCTCTGTTTGAACTTCGTCGTCAGGATACCAAGAACCGTCAGAACTCTATTGATGACATCGATCCTTGGACTAAACAGAAGTATGAGATTCTGATTCAGAATCATTTCAAGCAAGGTATGGATCTCTACAAGCAGATGCTTGATGACGATATTGCAAAGGAATGTGCTCGTTTTGTGCTCCCCTTGGCAACACCCACCAGACTTTACATGACGGGATCAGTGCGTTCATGGATCCATTATATAGATCTGAGGTCTGCACATGGCACTCAGAAGGAGCACATGGAGATTGCAGAGATGTGTAGGCAGCACTTCATCTGTCAGTTCCCAGACACCGCCAAGGCGCTTGACTGGTGCCCTGATGGAGACTGTGGATGCTCTCAGCACCTTGACGAGTGCAACTGCCTTCAACCATCATTGAGGATTGACTAATGAAACAGTATCCCTACGAGATCACTTATAAGATCCCCGCTTCGGGGAACAAAAGATTCACAAAAAGAATCGATGCATCTCACCAGCAAGAGGCCAAGCGTCTCTTTGAAGCATCTGTTCCGTCAGCAACTATCCTATTTGCTACACCACTACCAACGAACAAGAGGTAATATGCCTACCTACGAATTCAAAAACAAAGAAACTGGTGAGATCACCGAAGTTAGGTTGTCTATTCACGACCTCGATAAATACAAAGACGAGCATCCAGAACTAGAACGGTATCTTGGTAATCAAATCAATGGTACTACCTATGGTAAACCAAAGCAGTCTGATGGATTCAAAGATGTAATGTCTAAGATCCAGTCAGCTCACCCTGGTGCCAACCTCTCTCGATATACTTGATATGCCTGCAACCCGAAAGCGTCAGAAGACTCCGAACATGAATGGTATGACAGCCAAACAAATGCGAAGGAAGAAACCGATCAATCTTGATCACCTTAAAAGTATCGAACCCCTGACTGATAATCAGGAGAAGGTCTTCAATGCTTACGCCGAGGGCAAGAACCTAGTTCTGCATGGTGCTGCTGGTACTGGTAAAACTTTCATTAGTCTTTACCTTGCAATGCAGCAGGTGCTGGATCCTGAGTCTCCCTACGAGAAGATCTATATGGTCCGCTCCCTGGTTCCTACCAGAGAGATTGGATTCCTGCCTGGTGACCATGAGGATAAGAGTAATCTGTATCAGATTCCTTACAAGAACATGGTGAAATACATGTTCCAAATGCCTGATGATAATTCCTTTGAGATGCTCTACGATAATCTGAGAGCACAAGAGACCATCTCTTTCTGGTCTACCTCGTTCATTCGTGGCGTCACCCTTGACAAATGTATTATCATTGTGGATGAGTTCTCTAACCTGAACTTCCACGAACTTGATTCAATCATCACTCGTACTGGTGAAGACGCCAAGATTATTTTCTCTGGTGACTATACACAGTCAGACCTTATCAAGAGCAATGAACGTACAGGTGTGCTAGACTTCATGAAGATTCTGCAAACCATGCCTTCG